CAGCACGAACCACTCGGTGCCATTTTCCTTCAGCTTGAAGGGGCGGATGCGGGGGTTCGCCTTCATCGCGGAGCGCTTCATCCGCATGATCAGCGCGCCGGAAACCGTCATCGCTCCGGTGATGTTCGCCATCGAGGCCGCGAAGTTGCCGGCAACGAGGTTGGCGGTATTGCCCGAGCCGATCAACAGCCGGTCGGCGTTGTCGGTGATCCAGGTGTTGCGCTGCGCGGCCGTGGCGGCATCGAACAGGACGCCGTTGACGCGCTGGCCGAGCGCGGAGCCGAGCCCGGCGGGCGCGGCCTGCGAGGGCAACGCATAGAGACCGTCGATGATCTCGTCGCGCTGCTTCTCCTGGCCCCAGTCGACCAGCCGCGGACGGAACTCGCCGAACAGATCGACCGAGGATTTGTTCTGGTCCGCCTTGTTGATCGCGACCGCATGGCGGGCGAAATCGACCCAAAACCGGGTGCCCTGGTTGTCGAGCATTTCCTCGTTGCCGACGAGCGGTCCGATCCCGACGCCCTGCGCGTTGAGCCGCGCCGACAGCGGGATGTTGATCTGCTCGCCGCCCATCTTGCCGCCCTTGTCGAGGTCGGTGATGACGCGGATGATGGCGTTCTCGGAAGGCCCCATATAGGGCGAGTACAGATTCTCCCGGACATATTCCCGGTACATCTGCATACGGAAGACGATGAGTTTGTTGTTGGAAGAAGTGGTGGTAAGCGCCATTGTGGCGGTCCTTTCAAAACAAGGCCCGCGCCAAAGAGCTTATCGGATATTGCAAACCGGCACTTACGCGCCGCGAGTGATCGCAGCGGCAGGCTTCGTCATTTTGAAAAATCGTAAAGACTTCTCTAGCGCCAGGCGGCGTCGGCGATCGCCTGGCTCGACCCATCGGAAGCATCCGGATCGCTCCGGGATGCTCCGACGTTGGAGCCAGGCGCCCCGTTCAAGGAACGGGGCAGACGGGTGACGGTGCGTGGTGTGCCGTGGTCTCCGGTGACGGCCTCGCCGCGCATATCGGCGACAAGCTGCTTGCGGAATTCCGGGTCTTTCAGCAGGGCTTCGCGGGTTTCCTTGGCGACGCGTTCGCGATACGCAACAGGGTCGTCGCCCACTTCCGCAAGGGTTTGATTGCGCTTGTGCCAGCCGACCAACGCCTCGCCCGGATTGGGCGCGGCGTAGATGCGCTGCACGGTCGACCTTGCATCGGGATCACGCGGATCGAGCTTGTTGATGGCCTCGAAGGCGTTCGCGAACGCGTCCTTGTGGAAGGCGTGCGCAATCGCAAACGAGGTCTCCACGCGCGCATCGGCAATCTGCTTGTCGCGTCGTGAAAGCTCGGCCTGAAATCCCTTGGTCAGATGCTCGGCAAACCCTTTCGGGTCTTCGAAGATATCGGGAACGGTTTCGGGCTTGGGTGGATCGACCGTCCTTGGTGCTTCGGTTCGCGGCGCGGTCTTCAGGGCCGCGAGTTCCTTCATCACCAGATCGAACTTGGCCGCGCTCTCGGCCTGGCTTCTTTCCAGGCTGGTCTTGAGCGCGTCGCGCTCGGCCTCCGCGGCGCGACGCGCTTCGTTGGCTTCCCGCAACCGTCCCGGCGGAATCCGGCCCTCGGTCTCGCCTTTGGCGGGCTGGGTGGTGGCTGCGGGCTTGTCGCCCTCGCCGTCCTTGCCCGTCGCCGGCTTGTCCTTGGTGCCGTCTTTGCCGTCCTGTTCGCCTTCGGCCCCGGGGTCCTCGTCGCCTTCGGTCTCACCGTCGGCGTCTTCGTCCTCGTCGGCCTCGTGCTGTCCCTCGAGGCCTTCGCCCATGTCTTCGAGCGATTGATCCCCTGTGGGATCGGCGGCCTCGGTATCTTCGTTGCCCCAGGCAAACCCTGCGATCTCTTTCTCCGTTTCGATCAATGCTGCGGCGATCGGGTCGCTGCTTTCATTAGCCATGAATGGCACACCTTGGTTGTCGCGTATCGTCGCGATGACGGCAGTCCACTCTTACGCGGCATCGGAAGACCGAGCCGGCACGCCGGGACCAAAGAGAAGCGTTGCGCCGTGTGGAGGACGCCTGCCGCGGGGTTCAAAAACCGGCAACCCGTTAGTAGCCGCGCGCCGTATCGTGGCGCCGACGAAATCCTAATGCTTGAGCGCTACGCTGTGCGCTTCCTGCTGTTTTGCGAGCATGTCGAGCGCCTTGGTCAGCGCGTCCGCGAGCGCGGTCGCCGCGCCCGGCGAGCAGCGCAGATGCGCCACGCAGGACATCTCGCCGGCGACCGATCCGTCCGGCTTGGGCATCAGCATGCGGGTCGACAATTCCACCTCGACATTGCCGGCGTACACGCCAAATACCGGCACGCCGTCGAAATAGACGACGGGCGCTGCGGCGGCATTCTTCAAGAGCGGCGCGGATGCGGCCGGTGATTTGGTTTGAACAGCCATATCGGACCTTTGCTACATCGGCGCCGGCTGAGCCGGCGGCGGCGGTTGCCCGCCTGGCTGGCCTTGCGGCGGCTGGGTCATCCGATGGGCTTCGAACAGCGAATCCGCGACGAACTGTGCGGCATCGAGATGAATGCCGGCCTCGCGGTGGCCGACACCGGCGCGCTTTTCTTCCGCGGTCGCCTGCGCCTGGTCGGCGCTCGCCAGTTGCTTGTGGGTGTCGGCGGCGAGCTTGGCGTTCTTGCCGGCGAGGTGTTCGAGGTTGAGGCGTTTGGCCATCTCGGCGACGGGGTCCGGCGGCGGCGGTTTCGGGCTGAGCATCTGCAACAGCCGGTCCTTGTCGGAACGCGACAGATTGGGGTCCATCTCGACGATCGCCTGCGGCGGGAACGTGCCGGGCGGATATTTCGAGAGCTTGTCCGACATGTCCTCCATCATCGAGGTGATGTCCGGGCCCATGTCGAGCACGATGTTGACATCAAGCGCGCCGACGGCATTGACAATCACCGGCTGACCATACTGATCGAGGTCGACCCCGTTCAACTGGATGAACTGCGCCAGCTTGTCGTTGGAATTGACCCTGATCCAGCGTTCCTTGGTCCAGTGCCGCTGCACCGCGTTCCAGATCGAGCGGTAGATGTCCAATTTCCACGACCGGTGCGACAGGACAAACGGCGCCAGTTCCGCCATGCCGGGCTGGCGCAGCAGTTCGATCGCCTTGCCCGAGATGTTGGTGATGCCGCCCGGTCCCGTCATCGCCGCGAGATCGGCGTTGGCGAAGCCGTCCATTTCCTTTTTCGCGTCGTCCGTGAAGGCCGAGAAGATCGCGACATCCGGCGTGGTGTCGTCGACCTTGAAGTTTTTCTGCGGGTTGACCTCGATGTAGCCGTCGTGGCGGGCGGCTTCCCTTCGCGCGATCTCGACGTCGTCGACAGCGCCTTTTTCCGCCGTGATGCGCCGCGAGTTCGCCAGCGCCAAGAGTTTCGACTTGCCCTGGTTGAGGGCGTCCTGCGGTCCTTTGAAGTTGCGCACGAACGAATAGCGGTCGCCGTCCTGGTCGATCGCGGCCGAGAACATCTTGAACGAGGATTCCGAATTGCCGCGGCTGTCGGCAAATGGCGAGACGCCCTGATCCAGCAGCACATTGGCGCAATAGAACGCCCAGCGCCATTTGCCCTTGTGCTTGTACCAGTGCTCGATCATGCGGACGCGGCGCTGGGAGAGGATCAGCCACTTGATCTCGCGGTCGGGATTGGTGGTGAGATCAGAATCGCCCTGGAACAGCGCCTCGAGATCGTCGCGCTTGCCGGGAAACAGTTCACTTGCTGCTTCCACATCCATCCACTTCATGATGCCTTCGTAGCGGACATCCTTGAAGTTGAACTGGTAGCTGCGCGGGTCGTAGAAATACTCATCGCCGATGACCGGATGCAGTCCGACGTCGGGATCGCCCTTGTCGCCCTGCTGCAGCACCAACTGCACGCCGGCGATGGCCTCGATGCCGGCCTGCAGCAAGACCGCGGGCTCGACCGTGTTCTTGAACTGGTTGGCATCGCAGACGTAGCGGATCGATTGCGTCGCGATCTCGGCGCCGGCTTCCGATTTCGGATCGCGTCCGACCGCCTTGGGATCGCAGCGCATCCGCTCGACCTGGCCGACGATGCCGTTGATCTTGCGCCCGACCCGGTTCCATATCTGCACCGGCTGGTGACGCGCGGCGAGCACCTTGCGCTGATGGTGGTCGAGCTGCGCGCCGTGGTAGTAGCGGCGGGAGTCCTTCTGTTCCTCGATTTCCTCGATCTTGGCCGAGAGATAGTCCTGCAACTGGCGGTGCAGCGTCAGGACCGAGAGAAATTCCTCGTTGTCGTCATCCTCGCCGACCACGCCCGCGCGCTTGTCTTCGTCGGGATTGTTGTCCTGACGATCAGGCATCAACGGCTGCAGCCGCGCGCGGTCGGCGCGCGCCATGGTCGCAGCGGTGGAATCGAGCGACGGCATGCGATCAGGCGATCGGTGTCGTCTTGTCGAGTTTCGCCATCGCCTTCTCGGAGATGCGCCCGGACTTGGCGAGGTGATGGGCCTGCTGCAACACCGCGTGCATCTTGGCAGCATGCTCGGCGGCGTGCTTGCGGATGTGGCCCATCAGCGCCTTGTCTTTGACGATCTCGCCCGCGCGCATCATGGTGTGCATGGCGTCGCGGACCTCATAGTCGTCGTACTTCTTGCCCTTCGCAGGTGATTTGGTCATGCCGCGTCCTTCCGCCATTTCCTTAATCCGCCATGATCTTGTCGAACTGCCGGTCCGAAATCTTACCGGCCTTGTGCAGCCGCTCGGCCTCGCGCTGCTCCTTCGAGAGTTTCTTTTCCGGGCCTAGCACCTGTTCCAATTGCTCACGCGCGATGTCGAGTGCGTCGACCGGTTTGTCCAAAAGATGCCCCTCGACCAGTTCGCAGATCCGCTTGCATTCGGCGATCGCGGCGTCCGGCGTGTCGCCGAGCGCCACCACGGCGCCAATCTCGGCAGAGCCCGTCCACTGCGGGATCACGTAATACTCGCCCTCGATCTGGCAGAAGTTGCGGAGCTTGACGTTCTCGCGCACGGATTTCGGGAAACTCACATGCATCCAGTTCTGGTCGGCCCATTCCGAGATCAGAAGTACCTCCGCGCCCCACTTCGCCTTGAATTCGGGCTCGACCACGACACCCTCGGCGGCGTGCCAGATCACTTCCGCAATGTTCTCGATCAGCACCTGGTAGAGCTCGTTCGGCGGCGAGCCGGCGCGGCAGCACGGATCGATCAGATAGGCCTTGCCGTCCTTGGTGCAACGAACTTCGGTGGAGAGGAATCCGCGGTAGCCGTAGCGCTTCAGGGCGGGCGCGAGTTTCTCGTTGACGGAGCGGACTTGCGCCGGCAGATCGGCCCACCGCACGGTCTTCATCAGGTAGGCTTCGTCCTTGACCTCGACGCCGGTCATGGCGTTCTTGGCAAACTTCCCGTCGACGCAGATGCCGTCATAGCCGGTCTCGATCGCGTCGTTGATTCCCGCTTCGACGACGAAGTCCATCACCTTCTTCTTGGCGCCGAGATTGTGTTCGAGTTCATCGAGCCGCGGCTCGACCTTGGCATAGGTCTTGGCCCCGAAGGTTTCCATGTCGCCGCGGGTGCCGTTGATCTTCACCCACTGGTCGTCATGGGCTTTCAGGTGCCGGCGCAGCGCATCCAAACCCGTGACGACCTTGTAGGGGCCGATATCAATGCCGAGCTTGCGGCTGATCTCCTTCGACTTCGGCCGGTCCAACTCGAGCTCGGCGCCGAGCCGGCAGCCGAACACCCGCTTGCCCTGGGCGGCGAGCCACTCCTGCATGCCGGCCTCATAGACGTCGGGAAAAATCCAGATGTCGACGTCGTCGAAATAGGGATACGGGCTTTCGACCCGCTCGACACGATCGAGGCCCGAGCCGATCATCAGGGGGTTGGACTTCGGCATGCCCGAGGTCCAGGGCACGTAATACAGCACGCGGCCGAAGGATTTGGCGAGCGTCACGGCCAGTTCCGTGAAGATGCCGTTGTCCATGATCATGGCCGTTTGCGACTTCAGGTTCACGGTCGCCGGCCTCACGTCAGGTTCAGTTCGGCGCTGAAACGCCCGCCGCTATCGGTCGTCGAGGTCAGCCCGAACTCGGCCGCCACGTTGTCGACCGCCGCGCCATCGAACGGCTTGCACGAACAGATGAACAGGTAGGCACCGTCATGGTCGGCCCAGGTATCGAGCGCGAGGAAGGACTCGGTGATCGGCAGGAACACCGTCTGCCCGTTACCGCCCTTGCCGTCGACCGGATAGGTGAAAACGCTAGGCGCGGTGACCGCGCTCATGCCGATCGTCGAGACCACCGCCTGCAGGAACGCGAGCCAGCGCACTTCCGTCATCGTGCCCTTGAGCGCTACGCCGAACGAATGCATGCGGGCGCCGAGAGCGTCCATCAGTCTTCTGCCTCGTCGCAGATGCGCGCCATGAAACCGATGGCACTGGCGCCGGATCGTCTGCGAAGCCCGGGCGTCAACGGTTGATCATAGGGTTCGCGCGGAATGCTCAACCGCGTTTCGACATCGCGCCGGATCGGCTTTTCGCTGGGATGGCGTGCCTTGCGTTCCATCACACGCCGCCCAGATGCTTCTTGGCGGCCTTCTCGGAGATCAGCCCGCGTTTCATCGCCTTCTTGGCGCGGGCCTTGTGGGCATGCTTGGGCAGTTTGCCGATCTTGCGGCCGTGATCGGCCTTGACGAAATCCTTGCCGACCTTGGCGGGCACGCCCTCGACCTTGCCTTCGGCGGCGGCATGCATGAAACGATT